AGAAGTGGCGGATATGGCCGTTGCATTGGGCTTTCAACCATAGTGACACCTTAATTATTGAGGCACGTACGAGGCGCATAAAAAAACACCAGCATAAGCTGGTGGTTTGTTTTACCTGATATGGATGTTAATCAAAGCCCCCCCTTTTTATGAGATATTTCCCATACAGGATATTTACAGTTCCTTTACATTATTAGCGTAACGAATATGCATTTGCATGCTCTAAGCAACAGACTGGATTTCATGTTGCTTAGAGTTTTTTCTTTTAATTCCTGATGATCTATCTCGCAAGCGGTAACAGCCTCCCGTGAAACCTATAACTGGTACTCTACCAGTTTAAGATAGGCGGCAAGCGCCTCTGCGGACGAAACATATCTGTCTGACGCAACATGGATCGCAGCCACGCTCCCGTTAGGTAGCGTAAACATTGCAACCCTGACAGGAAGCTTCAGTGCATTACCCTTCTCACGCACATATGTCATCCATTCAGTACCGGCAGGTATCTGAATCAGTTCAACTGGTTTTTTTCCAATAAAAAAAAGTACATTCACCATGGTTGCTTTTCCTGTATGCCCGGGCGCACAGCATATATGAATCCGGCAGATCGCACCCCGTACAAACGAAACATGGTAAAGATTAAGCTAAAAATTTAAATTTGTTCCGGCAGATCCACACCTGTCTGTCTGGTTCAGAGCGCGAAGTCGCAGGTTCCGCCAGGATAACTCCTCAACTTAACTTACTGACTTGCAACGTTTACAACAGGAGCCATACTGATAATGCCTGCCGAACCGGGAAGCCATCTCCGTGGCTACCCTTGTTCTTTGAGAAGATGATGTGTTTGCACTATCTCCTTCGCCTCCTGTTGGAGGCTTTTTTTTATATTTTTTTGCTGCGTTGATGTTGTGAGGCACCAGCCAGCCTTTGCATAAACTGCACTGCTGACCGTAAATAACCCGACCGGGTGCTTCCTTTAAAGTATTTCTTGCAGGCTGGTGCAATATAGATATATTTCACGATCCCTGAACCAGAAAGGCATTTTATATGAAACACTTAATCGCTGATTTAATCGAAAAGATTGCTGATCAGGAAGCATCCAAAAAAGAATCCCTTGCCCGGCTGGATGCCCTGAAAATTGTTGTCACGGCTTTGTTCGCTAAGCTTGACTCGCAAACAAAAGATGCCATTCGGGAACACATCACCGATGCCTTTGAGAAATTAGCTGAGGAAAATTCATCAGACCTGGCCGATCTGGAACGACTGAAAGAAGCCACATCTGACTTACTGAGCCGAAAAATAGTTCTGCCGTCGTTCCCTGCCGAAACGGTGAGCTCACGGGATCCCCGCTGATAAAGCACGGTAAACTCTTTTTTAATTCAGGCACTGTGCCCTGATGTAGTCCTGCAAATACTTCAGGGCTTTCTGGTCGCGGATGATTCCGGAACGGATACCGAGAATGTTTCGTCCAGCAACGTCAGAGAGTTCGACGGTTCCTGCATCGCCCACGCTGCCGGTGGAGGTGGTGTAATCCTGGACGGGACACTTTCCTTTGACGCGCACCCGGCCACCATTATCGAGACGCTTACGCAGAGCATCATTTTCAGCATTCGCATCAGCAAGCTCCTTTGTGTATTTCGCATCAAGTGCCGCAACGTCTCGCTGGCGCACCTGCATGTCGGTGATGGTGGCATTCGCCAGACTGAGCGCCTGCGCTTTCTCGTCACGCTGCTTTTTGTACTCAATGGCGTTGTCACGGTACCGGTTTACCAGAAAGGCCAGCGCCCCAGTAAGAACCAGCACCACCAGCGGAAACCAGTACTTCCTCAGCAGCACCTGGATCATAACAATGCCGCTCGTGCACGGTTGTAACGCTGACGGCGGTCTTCAATGCCGTTCTGACCGCCATTAATAATCTGCGTGACGCGGGCCAGGTCGCCGGAATAAAGCAGGCATCCGCTGGTGGCAAAGAACCATGCCGCTGAACGCGCCGCGTTAACGTCCTGCTCCAGCAGCTCAGGGTTGGTGACCAGGTCGAGTTTCAGCGCGGTACCGCATTTGGTGTAATTTGCCTGGCCGGTGATCTGAATCAGGCCACGACCGCGATATTTCCAGCCGTCGCCCGCCGCTTTGTTGCCCACGCGTTTGCTGTAAACCAGATTGGCAATGGCGCGCTGACGTTCCAGCGGTAACACCTTTTCATATGAGCGGCGGCCCAGCGCATTTGCCTGGTCCTGAGTAAGCCGACCGGCACGAACAAAACTCGCGAGGCCCGCCACGCTGTAATTCATGCTTTCCACCAGCCGGGTGAAGCCAACAGATTCATGCCCGGTCTGCGCGATAAACATCGCCTGGTCAGTCGGTGCGGTGATGCCGAATTCCTTCATTGCCGCATCGATGTGCGGAAACCAGCGCGCAGCTAATCCGGCGCTTATACCAGCCGCCTGCTGAAATTGTGATTGGTTCATTCCGGCCTCAGTACATGGAAGAGCCGCGCGACGTTGCCCCGGGCGCGGAACACGGCAGCGCAGATGATTAAGTTGATGGCGACAGTTGCCCAGTGGGTATGCAGGTAGGAGTCAAACAGATACCGGAACGGCACCGATGCATACGCCAGGATAATCAGGTAGGCCAGCCATGAAGCCCACGGGTTATGTCGCCCGCCAGGCTTACGGAACATCATCAGGCGCAGAACAATGGCGGCGCAGGCCACCACGTTCGTCAGCACCAGCGGATCGTTAGTTACCATTGGTTCCCCCTCTCCAGCGTGCCAGCAGCTTTAGCGGGTCCTGTTCACTGAAAAAAGTCAGTGTTTTGATTGCCACGGCAGACAGAATCACAGCGCCGAGCGCATCCAGTGGCTTGTCTGCGTAGCCCGTCATTTTTGCCAGCCACGAACCCACCAGCCCGGAGCCATAGACACCTGCGAAATACGACACGACGAAATATGCGGAACGGCGAAAAATCGTCAGGTCTGCAGCGGTGGCCACGTAGAACACGGCCCCGGCAAACGCGCCGAACACAACGCCGTAATCAGTGCCGGTCAGCAATCCATAAATGCTGGCGCCGGTCAGCGCACTACCAGCGGCTGCGGTACCGGAAAAAGGTTCGGACATTACGCCCCCTCGTTAGTGGTGAGTCCTCTCGAATGAGGGGAAATAAAAAAGGCCCACCGAGGTGGGCCTGAATTCAGATTAGTTCCGGGACGCTAATGCAGCATATCGCGCTTAATAACTTCTTCCGGAAGAGGCGTTGCCGCAAGGTTGGGAAGATCCGCCTGGGCAAACTCAAGCTGGATAAAGCGTAACTCTGACATACGTACTTCGGCTCCATTCATGTACCTTGCATACCGGGTACCCTCAGCGTCTGTTACGTCAGAGACCAGAACTGGATAAAGTTTTTCCAATCCGGATGGCTGGATGTGCTTGATAAGCATCGGAATTGGATAGAAGGTACGGGAAGTTCGCATTGGAATGCCTGATAAAGGATAGGTACCTGAGCCTAGCACTTACCCCATGAATAGATAGTTTTTATCTATAAAAACTTATCAATTAATAAGAATTACCTAAATAAAAAATTTTTATCAAATTTTACGAAATTATGCTGCTCGAAAAGCAACCGAGCTGATAGTCATAAACGCTCGCGTGGATCAAAGCCCTGGATGCACTGCAGAAAAACCCCTCTCTGATATTTCTGCGCCATCAGCACATAAAAAAAGACCTGCTCGGACGAACAGGTCATATCAGGTAGAACATCTCTCGACGGCGCCAGGTGCCTCCCGGTGAAACGCTGACTGGATGCATCGTTTCGCATGCTTAATCAATTACAGATTATCCAGTAATGCCCCTCCGCTCACAGGGGGATTCGCCATCATTTTTTATTTTAATGACTGTCAAAGAATGCTCTTTAATCGTAGTGCCCGCTTCGATGATTTCAACTCTGATAGTTCATATTTAGCCACTCTGCAGACATGATCACAAACCGGCAATATGGGTTCCGCGTCACTCCCCGCACTTTGTCTTATTAGCGTAGGGAGTCCATAAAGTAAAAAACCCCGCCGCAGCGAGGTTCTTAATCTGGTTAACGTCACGGGCGTAATATCCCATCGTTGAGACGAGATTAGCCAAATTCCGCCACGTTTGCAACATGCTAATTTAATGCGTCACCCTGCTTAAAACACTTTGTGCGAGCGATTCCTCAATGTGACACTGCTCAACGAGTCGATCGAACAACAATTTATAGTTTCGCCGCCAGGTGGTTTCTGTTACTCCGAGCGCCTTAAATACCTCCGTATCTTTAAGTCGGGGGAAGCCGCGCCCTTTGCATCTGGGGCACTGTTTGTAAACCGGCACCCCCTGTAGCTGTGATTTCTTTTTATCGAGCACTTCGCCACGTCCACGGCAACGGCATTCGTTCTTCACCTTTCCTTTCCCGTTACAGGGCTGGCAAATCACCCGCACCTGTTCGCGTACCGGTTTCCATTCTTCCCAGTCGGAAGGTGAGACCCCTTGTGTGGTCCTAACCCACTTCGGCGGTTTGCCGTCAGGCCAGGTAACCTTGTTGGTAAAGACCTCTGCATCAATAAACCCCTCTCCAGCACAGCTCTGGCATGTCACCAGACTTGCCGCGCTCAGTGAATAGTCGCGGAATACAAAACCAGCCAGAATTCGCAGGAAGTTTTCTCGCTCTGCTGCCGTCATTTTCTGAAGCGACTGGTTACGGCTGGCGCGCCGTTCTGCCAGTCGGGTTAAAAACGCAATGATGTTATCCGGTGCCAGTACCCCTGCTTTGGCCAGATACAGCTCGATACCGACAGATGCTTTTGAATTCGCCAGGCCCAGCGCTGCCATCACATCGGTTATTGAAAGTACGTCGCCGCTCGTCCCACATGAAACGGTGCAGGGAACCATTGATTTCGGCGCAAAGTACTTAGGTAATGACTCCAGGTTCATCCGGCAATCCTCATTGTTTTGATATAGTTTTTTAGAATTCGGTAATCCGTTAACACCGAACCGCGAAAGCGGCAGATGCGAAGACGTTTCCAGCGCAGCCGTAGATGATCGGCAAAGTAGTTTTCAAATCTCACCGTTTTCCCTCTCTCGTTGCGAACCAGTCCCGTGCGTAGCCGAACGCCAGCAGGGCGGCCCAGCCGATCTGGTAATAATTTTCGATAGTCATGCGGACTCCTGCTGTTTCAGTTCTTTGAGCTTTGCGCGGTACTCATCGCGGATACGGATGTAGTCGTCACGACCCCACTTCGGCAATTCGTGCTGCCCC